TTAGGGCTTTCTTCCCTTTGTACGGTCAGCAGGGCCCTCATCCGCCGCTTGATCGCTATTCGCAGGATCGAGGTCCGCGGGCGGCGCGTTTCGCCTTGCTTCCATTATCTCCCTTGCACGGGCGCCGGGTTCAAAGTTATCCGACGTGGAGGGGTCGGCGGGCGCGTGAAAAACGAGGGGATCGCCATAGAGCTCGTCGCTGAACGGGTTCTCGTGCCGATCGCGCTGACGCTCTGCTTCTTCTTCTTGCCAACGCGCATATCGGTCCATGACAGCGTCTCTGAAATCGACTGGCGCGGTAACCCTCTTGTCTCGAAGAGCCACGATGGCGTCGTGGACCTCGGCAACGAGCTGATCGACTGCTTGGTACGTGTCGTCACCCTTCAAAATGGCGACCATTTCGACCAGCTCGTTTAGTTTGTCCGTGATCGTTGTGGGTGCAGGGAAGTATTGTTCAAGGCACCAGACGATCGCCTCGTTCATCGACATGTTGGCACGATCTGCCTTGGACTTGATGCGCTCGCGCATTCCCTCGGGCAGTCGGACAATGAATTTGTCCTGCTCCTTGGCCGGCTGCTGGCGTTTAGACACTCTGAAATACCCCTGACGACTCGGCCATATGGCACGCATGCCATAAATTCCGCTTGACTTAACCACCCTCCGCTTCAATATGCCAGATATGGCACTCGTGCCATATCCAAGCTGAAAAGGTGGTTAACCAATGAATGAGATCACACGCCCTCGCCTGCGTCGGTCCGAGGTGCCGGCCTACCTTATGGAAAAGCACGGCATCCCTATCGCCCTGAAGACGCTGAACAAGTTCGCCAGCAACGGCGGCGGACCGCTGATCACCTACGCCGGGCGCATCCCGCTCTACGACATCGCCAATCTCGATGCCTGGGCTGCGGGCCGGCTTTCCGCACCGGTGCGCTCGACGGCTGAAAAGCCGTCCCGTGTCGCGGCAGCCTGAAGGGAGCTGCCCCCATGACCACGAACGAAAAAGGCCCGGCCGAGGCTGTCACCTCGCCGAGCCATCGCCCAACCGATCCCCAGGAAGGAAATCCGATGAACGAGACAAGCATAGACCGGCGGCTACCATCTGTCGACCAGGCCGACGTCAAGCAGCTATTCCGAAAGGCGGTGGCGTGATGGACCGCAACATCGAAGCGATCGACGCCATCCAGCACGCCCGTCATCTGTTCGAGGCTGCGCTTATGGCTCTCGGCGACTTGTCCGATCAGCGGCAGCGCGCGGCGTTGGATGCCCTGATCTACGACGGCCTGAAGGGGCTCGTTACCGGCCTCGAGGCTCTTGGCGCCGCAGCTCCTGAAGCCGGGGGCGAAGCAAAATGATGTTCGCCGACTTGGAAGGCGCGCGACCGGCTGGGCCGCGCGCCGAAATAGTCCTTCGCGATTACCAGGAAGAGGCGTCGGCCGCGATCGTGCGCACCGTTCGGCGGGCCGGCGACTATCCCGTTGTCAGCTTGCCGACCGGTTCCGGCAAGTCGAAAGTTGCGGCCAAGGTCTGCAGCCTGCTTTCTGCCCGAGGCGATGAGCGCATCCTTGTCATCGTTCCCTCTCGCGAGTTGGCCGAGCAGAACGAGGCCGCCTTGCTCGATTTCTTTCCCGAAAGCGCCGTCGGCGTGGTCTGCGCCGCGCTCGGGCGCCGGGAGCTCAACCGCAGGATCCTCGTCGGCACGCCGCAGAGCCTTTGCGGGACGATCTCATTCGATCCCGATTTCGTCATCGTCGACGAAGCTCATCAAATGCCCCTGCACAAAGGTTCCTGGTTCGCCCGGCTGTTCGCAGGACTGCCGCGCGGCCGCGGCACACCGCGCATCGGCCTCAGCGCCACGACCTTCCGCACGGCCGACGGCGCGATCTACGGCCCCAAGGCCTGGTTTACATGCCAGCCGTATGAAATCGGCGTCGCCGAGCTCGTCGAGCGCGGATATCTGGCGCCGGTCCGCTATGTGTCGCCAGCCGCACGCATGACCGTGGTCGGCGTGGCCAAGTCCGCTGGCGATTACAACCAGGCCGCGCTGGTGCGCGCCAACATCCATCGTGTCGACCAGCAGGTTGAGGCCATACTGTCGGCGGCCGCTGATCGCCGGAAGTGCCTGATCTTCGCCGTGACCGTCGAGCACGCGCAAGCCTACGTCGACGAGCTGCGCAAGCGCGGCACGCCGGCGGCGCTCATTGTCGGCGCGATGAGCCGTGACGATCGTCGCCAGGCGGTGCGGTCGTTCAAATCCGGCGCCGTGAAATTCGCGGTGACCGTGCAGGCGGCGCTGACTGGCTTCGATGTTCCCGACATCGACCTTATCGCGTCATGCCGTCCGACCATGTCGCCTATCGTCCACACCCAGAGCATCGGCCGCGGCACTCGCCCGGCTGCGGGCAAGGCCGAATGCCTCGTGCTCGACTTCGCCGGCAACGTTCGAACTTTCGGGCCGGTGCACGACCCATATTTCGACAAGAGCGGCCAGCCGCTGGGCGGTGTGGCGCCGTGGCGCGGCTGCGGCCATTGCGGAACCTACAACCACCTCCACGCAGCCCAGTGCAGCCATTGCAGCCATGCGCTGGTTGCTGGCCGTGCCGTGACGTCGCACGAGCTCGAGTTCGGCTCGATCGCGTGGGGCAAGGAGCAGAAGGCCGTAGAGGCGCTGGTCGCCGTACATGGCACCAAGGGCCTGGCTGTCGAAAGCATCGCGTTGCACGGCTATCACAAGGCGTCAACGGGCTCGATCACGTGCATGATCAGCTATGGCCTCGGCGGCGATGCGATCATCCGGACCTGGCACAAGAACCTGAATACGAAATGGTTCGCCAGGTTGTGGGCGTCGCTGCTTGGTGACACGCCGCCGCCCAAGGCGCTGCGCGAGGCCTACGCCCGCCGTGCCGAGTTGGTGAGGCCGGCCTCGATCGACATCGAGAAGGACGGCAATTTTTGGCGCGTCGCCTCGATCGCCTACGAGGACGAGACTGACGAACGGGTGGCTGCATGAATGCATTCGTCACCCTGGCCGAGGTTGCGCGTTCGCTGCTGCACGACAAGCCGCGGCGCCGGATAATCATCCCGGAAGTGCTGCCTGCGGGCCCATCCCTCATGTACGGCCCGAGCGGCGTCGGAAAGACCGGTTTGGCGATCCGCACCGCCGTTGCGATCGGCGCGGGGCTCTTGTGGGCTGACCGGCCGGTTTCGGCAGGCAGCGTCCTTTACGTGGCAGGCGAAGACATCGAGGGGGCAAAGCTCAGATTTGTGGCTGCGGCGCACGAGCTTGGCCTAGATCCTGGCAGCCTGCCGATCGCGATCATGGAGGCACCGGCCGAGGGGCTGGTCGCCAACAGCGCCCGCATGGCCGTTGTGGCGGCAGCGAAAGCGCTGTCGAAACAAACCACCCAGGTCGCAGCCATCATGGTCGACACGCTTTCGGCGAGCTTCGGCCCGAAAAGCCAGGACGATGCAACTGCAGCGTCGGAATACATGACCAACGCCGACCGGACGGCGCGCGAGCTCGAATGCGCCTTCCTGTCCATCCACCATACCGGGAAGAACGAGAACAGCGGCATGCGCGGCAGTCGGGTGTTTTTCGACCGCGCCGACGCCGTCGTTCGCGTGGGGAAGGGGAAGGGCGACACGACATATGCTGAAGTCGAGAAGCTCCGGAATGGGCCGAGCGGAGCGCGGTTTGCCTACGACATCGATGGCATCGACGTTGCGACGGCGGGCGGCGCGATCAACACCCAGGTTATCCGGCAGTTGCGCGGCCTGCAGCCACAGGCGATATCGAGCGACGATGCGAAAGCTCTGAGGAAGCAGACGATAGCCGATCAGATGCTGGCCGCGCTCGTCCGCATCGGCGGTGTCACCGGCGCGACAGTCTTGGCGTGGCAGACAGCCTGCTACGAACTCTGGTCCGACAAAGCTCCAGAGACAAAGCGAAAGCTCTTCAGCAACACGAAGAAGCGATTGCAGACGGACGGACTTGTGTCCGTCCAAGGCGAAAACGTCACCGTCACCGTCACTGGTGACGCTCAAGTGACGCCCTTGGTGACGCCTCAACCCGAAAACGTCACCGTCACCGTCACCAACCCCCTTTCTTTAGAAGGGGGTGACAGTGACAGACGACCGGGCGGTCGCAAGTCGAACGGTGTCCATCCTCATGGAGATGGCAGCGACCTTTCAAACAAGTCAGCGTCAACTGGATCGGTTGGAAGGGCGAAAGCCCTTCATCCTGGGGTGCGGGGTGGAAAATCCCCGCAACGACAGCGCGCCGGTGACGGTGACGGCATGACGCAGCAACATCTTTCAGGAGGCGAGGATGCATGATCAGCCAATTGACGTCGAATTGCCCGATCCCGGCGAACCGCCTGTGCTCGACTGGATCGACAAGGATCTGATCGACGCCGATCCGCTCTATCAGCGGCCGCTCGACGTCGCTCGCGTCGAGACGCTGCTCGCAGGCTTTTCTTGGCGGTCCTTCGGCGCGCTGGTGATCGTTCCGCAAACCGACGGTCGCTATCATGTCACCGATGGCCAGCACCGCCTGGCGGCTGCGAAGCGCCATCCGAAGGTCAGCTTGGTGCCGGCGATCATCGTGAAAGCGGAAGACGTGCCCGCAGAGGCCGGGATATTCGTGGCAGTCAACCGCAATCGCAAGAACGTCAGCGCGCTCGAGCTATTCTTCGCGCAGCTCGCCGCCGGCGACGACACGGCGGAAGCGGTGCTGCAGGTCTGCCAGACCGCCGGCGTGCGCATCCCCAAGCACCCGGGGGCCTATCGGCCAGGTGACAGCATCGCCGTCGGCGCAATCCAGGCGCTGCTGGCCAGCGTGGGCCCGACGCGAGCAATCGCGTATCTTAGGGCTCTGACCGACTTCGCGCCGATCACCGCCATGCACATCAAGGCGGTCGAGCACCTGATGACGGACCCGGAGTTTCGGGACAGCCTGGCTCTCGACGATCTGGCCACGGCCGTCAAATCGATGGGCAAGGCAGCCGAAACCGAGGCCAAGCGGTTCGCCGCGACGCATTGCGTGTCGACCTGGAAGGGGCTGGCGAGCACCTGGTTTCAGAAATCCCGTAAGCGCCGAGCGCCGCCGCGGCCTGTTGAGCCTGCGGCAAGCTTCACCACCATCGTCCCGCACGCGATCCCGAGCCAGCGTAACGTCACCAAGTCGGTGATGGGCGATCCCGAACCCGGGCGGTCGGCGCTGGACCAGCGGAGGGCTGCAGGATGAGCGCCGCCATTCTTTCGGAGATGACCTGGCGTGGAAAGGCTCTCGCCGATTGCGACCGTGACGAGTTGCTGGCCTGCATCGCCTATCTGGCCAAGATCCACGCCGAGCACTTTTCGGCCGACAGCATCCGGGCTGCGGCGCTGGGCCGCGTCGAAATGCTGAAGCGCGGCGAGGTGACGGGATGATCTGGCGCCGAAAATGTAGCACTTTTGTAGCACGAATTGTAGCACGTCAGTGTTCGGCACCATTCGCTTTCGTCGGCCGTGCTACATTTTGTGCTACAAAAGTGCTACACCAGCGTGCGCTTCCGCTGACCGCCTGGCCACAATGCTGAGGGCCGGCCTGTTGAAGAAGCGCAAGCCGTTTTACCGCCAGTCGTCGGGGAACCGGAAGGGCAACCTTCCCGATCGTGAGGTTTTGCGGCGACGCGACAAGGCGCTGACCCTTTGGGCCCAGCATCGAACCGCCGAGCAGATCGCGGTCGAGCTCGATGTCTCGAAAGACGCCGTGCGAGGTTACATCGCATGGGGCCGCCGGCGGCAGGATCCGCGTGCTGTCCGCACTCGAAACCCCATTCCCAGCCTGCAAGCGGCCGGTCGACGGCAGCAAATAGCAGAGCTTTTCGCGAAGAAGCTCTTAACGTCCGAGATCGCCACCTTGCTCGGCGTGCACATCCGATCCGTGCAGAAGTGCCGGCAAGAGATGCGGCGGAAAGAAAAAGTGCAGGAATGAAAACCGAGTTTGAGCGGCTGATCCAGCTTTTCGATCGGAACCCTGGCCCCGACGTCATCCTGGTCGGCCGGGTGCAGTACGCCATGATCGACGCGGCCAGTCGATTTGCGGGCAGGAATTGGCGACGCATCAAGCGGGAGATGCGCGGTTCCAGGCTGCAGTCCGGCCGCCAATCGGCTCTCTCGCCCGCCGCGCGGCCTTTCGTGTCGGCGATGGCAGGCCTCGATGAGGAAGGCGGCATTCTTCCGCCGGCCGCCGGCATGAGCATCGATCGCCGGCCCGTCGATTGGTGGAGAAACCGGTTCCCGCAGGAGCAAATGACATGACGACACGCAGAACCTTCCTAAGAGCCGCTCCCGTGGCCGCTGTTATGCCAGTACTGGCCATGATGTCGGTCGACGAACGCAAGCTCGAAGCATCCGCGCCGGCGGCGCCCAGGCTTGGTGGAACCCCTTCCGAGCAGTTTCTGAGCATCCTGCGGCGCGAAGCAGAAAGCCATTCACCACCCCTGACGGTCGGGATGGTCGAAGGCCCGGTCGGCCCGGACATCATCAACGTCACGCTTTCCGAAAATGGCAGCGGCACACCCATGCTGCTCACGGCCAATGCCCGCGAAATCAGGTTGAATGCGGGCGACGAGCAGCGGATGACTGGTCTGGTACGCCACCGCATCCTGAAGGCGCTTGAGCCGTGGGTTGGGTCAGGATCGACATAATGGCCGCGCCCAAGGGAAATAAGTTCTGGCTGATGCGCAGCTCCCACGGCCGCAAACCGGTTTTTGCCACGCCTGAAGATCTCTGGAGCGCGTGCGTCGAATATTTCGAATGGGTGGAGGCCAACCCGCTCTACGAGGAAAAGGCCTTCGCCAGCGGCGGAAAGGTCACGGTCAGGAAGATGCGCCGGATGCGCGCCATGACGATCACCGGCCTCGTCATATTTCTCGACATCAGTTTCCAGGCCTGGACAACATACCGGACCAGAGAAGGCTTTGTTGAAATCACGACACGCGTGGACGAGATCGTCCGCACCCAGAAATTCCAGGGCGCCGCGGCGGACCTGCTGAACGCCAACATCATCGCTCGAGATCTCGGCCTCGCCGACCGAACCGAACTCACTGGCAAGGAGGGCGGACCAGTCGAGACGCGCGTGACCAAACTGACGGATGACGAGCTTGAGCGGATTATCAGATCGGGCGCTGGTCGATCAGGCCGCGCGTGAGCTGCTGCGCCGGCGCTACGCCCGTGCCGAGCTCGCATCATATGCGAATGCGATAGACGTTCCCGGCCGGCCGGCGTCGGACAACGAAGACGAATGGCTCTTCCATCCGATCGAGACGTCGATCGCCGCGCATCACCTGCTGTTTCTCGACACGTTCCAAGACCTGGTCGAAGGCAAGGAACGCCAGGCGATGATCTTCGCGCCGCCAGGATCGGCGAAGAGCACCTATTGCAGCGTCGTCGGTCCGACCTGGTTCATGGGGAAGTTTCCGGAGCGGCGCACCATCCTGGCGTCCTATGCATCGGACATCGCACGCAAGCAGGGTCGGCGCGCCCGCCAGATCGTGCGCAGCGAAAAGTTCTCGTCGACCTTCAAATGCGAGATATCGAACGATACGAGCGCGGCCGACGAGTGGGCGCTGACCAACGGCTCGGAATTCATGGCCGGTGGCATCCGGTCAGGCATCACCGGCAACCGGGCCCACGGCCTGATCATTGATGATCCGGTGAAAGGGCGCGACGAGGCCGACAGCGAGGCAATCCGCAAGAAAACCCGAGAAGCCTACGAGGATGACCTGGCAACCCGTCTCGTTCCCGGCGCCTTCACGCTGATCATCACCACGCGCTGGAGCCATGGCGACTTGGCCGGTTCGATCCTGCCCGAGGGCTGGAACGGCGAAAGCGGGCGCATTCTTTGCCGCGACGGGCTCATGTGGAAAATCGTCTGCCTGCCAGCCATCGCCGATCGGCGCGATGATCCGCTCGGCCGCCAGATCGGCGAACCCCTTTGGAAGGAATGGTTCAAAGACGGGCATTTCGACCGGTATAGGAAGAACACCCGCACCTGGTCGGCGCTCTTCCAGCAAAAGCCGACAGCGGACGAAGGCGACTACTTCCGCAAGGATTGGTTCCACGAATACGAGAAGGCGCCGCCGCGCTCGACGATGAAGATCTACGGCGCGTCCGACTACGCGGTCACCGAGGACGGCGGCGACTACACCGTTCACATCGTGGTCGGGATCGATCCGCAGGGCCGAATGTGGCTGCTCGACGTCTGGCGCAAGCAGTCGCTGTCCGATGAGTGGGTTGAAGCGTTCTGCGATCTCGTCCTGAAGTGGAAGCCGAACCGGTGGGCCGAGGAAGCCGGCCAGATCAATGCCGGCGTCGGCCCCTTCATGATCAAGCGGATGCGTGAACGCCATGCGCACGTCTGGCGCAAGCAGTTCCCTTCGAAGCACGACAAGGCTGTCAGGGCGCGCTCGATCCAGGGGAGGATGGCAACCGACGGCTTGATGGTGCCGAAGGGTGCGGAATGGCTGGCGGCTTTCATTGCCGAGCTGATCGGCTTCCCGGCCGGCGTCAACGACGACCAGGTCGACGCGCTGGGATTGATCGGCCAGTTGCTCGACGTGATTTCAGCTGGGCGCGACGAGGAAGAGCAAAAGCCCAAGCCGAAAGAACTGGCCTACGAGGCGCAGTCGGACGGCCGCATCGTTGCCAACATGTCGCTCAACGACCAGATCCAGGCGCACATCAAGCGGAGGACGGCGCGATGACTGAAAAGCTCTCTGGTCGCGCGACCGGCGGACCATATGCCGGTCAGTTGCTGACCTACCGCCACGGCGAGCGCATCCCGATCAGCGTGCGCGAAGGCGATACGGTCCGCCGCGACTGCTATTACGAGTGGACCGGTCGCGGGTGGAAATTCGTCAAACCGAAAAGGGGTGCAGCCGATGGGCAAGCGACTTCAGCGTGAGGTGCCGCCACTGCCGAAATGGAGCAGCGATCATCCGGCGCCGCCGAACCAGCCGTACGCGTTCGGCCAGCGCGACGGATGGGGCTTCGACATCAGGGGTAAGCCGACCGTTGTCTATGTCTAGCCAAGCCGGACCTCGGGGTATCAGTCGCGAAGCGGCAACAGCGATAGCGGCTATGGCTTCGCTGCCGGTGTGCTTTTCGGCTCGATGTTGGGTGGAGACTGACCGAAGTTTTCCGTACTCAGTACGTTTTTATTGTTGTGTACTCAGTACGGAAATGCCATAACAGGTCACCGGCCAATTCGGGCCGGGTTCTAAAGGAGGTGAGACGGAATGAAACTTCGGCGGTGGACGCTGAGGTTGAGGATGGGGCCGCTAACCATCGTCCTCTACTTCGGCTAACGCCAAGGGGTTCGGCCTTCGGGCCGGGCCCCACCGAGGTCAGAACGTCTCACCTCCTGACGGAGATATAGCATGAGCCCGGAACAGTTCAAAGCCTGGCGCAAAGCGCTCGGTCTTTCCCAGGGCGAGGCCGCCGCACTCCTTGACCTGTCGCCCGGATCGGTCGGCAATTACGAGCGCGGCGTCCGCCGTGAAGACAGCCGGCCAGTCGAAATCCCGTTCACCGTCGCGGTGGCCTGCATCGCGCTGCTGTATGCCGAGGGCGATCCGCGTCTGAAGGATCTGATCACCGCAACGCAATTCGAGAGCCGCAAATCCGCAGCTCTCGACAAATGGTTGGGCGTTTAGGGCTGGGCGCCCAAGACGGCAAGTCCCTCATATTTTCGCGGTTCCATCGCGCCAATGGCGGCATGGATGAAGCTGCCACCCTCTCGACTGCAGGCCAGCCGGCCTATTCGTCTGCCGACCTGAAGGACCTGGCCGAAAAGTGGCTGCAGCGCATCAAGCAGTCGGAAACCCGGGAAACCAATTGGCGCGAAGAGGCTCGCAAGGCTGAAAAGGCATATGCCGGTGACGCATCGGCGGATGCTGGCGAGGGCCAACTTTACGACTTCAACATCCTGTTTTCGAACGTCGAAACCATCGTGCCGGCGGTCTATAACTCGACGCCCGTTCCTGACGTGCGTCGGCGCTACACCACGGCGATCGGCGAGCCGCCGCAGGATCCGACTCAGCAAATCCTGATGCAGGCGGCGCAGCAGGCTGGCATCTCGCCAGAACAGGCGCAGCAGCTCGCCTTGACGCCTCAGGGCCAGCAGATGGCCGATCAGGCGCTGAAGTCGCCGCAGGCCCAGGCAGCGCTGGCGCAGTACCAGCAGGCGGCCCAGGCGCACCAGCAGCGCCTGCAGCTCGACAAGGATTCGAAGGCGCTCGGCGACATGATCGAGCGCGCCATCACGGTCCAGATCGACGACAACAAGCTCGACGTTGAGGTTGAGAGCGTTTCGCAGGACTCGTTCCTGTCCGGCCGCGGCGTGTTGCGTCTGAAGTTCGACGCGATCTTCGGACCTGAGGGCACGCCGCCGACCGATGAGCATTTCGAATTCGAGGCCGTGTCCTGGCGTGACTTCCGCATGGGCCCTGCCAAGCGCTGGGAAAACGTGCCGTGGATCGCCTTCAAGCACGCCGTCGCTCGGGAAACGCTCGAGGAAAAGTACACCGACGAGGCGCTGGCCGAGTTGCAGGTTGAGACTGGGAAGGTCGGTGACCTGGCCAAAGCTGACGATGACGTCGAGTTCTGGGAAATTTGGTGCAAGGTCAAGCGGACGGTGTATTTCATCCGCGCCGATGGCGGGAAGGTGCACAAGATCGTAGAGGATCCGCTGCGCCTGCGGTCATTCTTTCCGACGCCCCGCATCGTGCAACCGATCACGCTCACCGGCAGCATGAAGCCGGTTTGCCAGTTCTCGATCTATCGAAAGCTCGCCGACGAGTTGGACCTCTGCACCAAGCGCATCAACAAGATCATGAAGGCGCTGAAGGTGCGCGGCATGGTCGCCGGCGCGGCGAAAAAGCTGATCGAGCTGGCCGAGGCCGACGACAACGAAATCATCGTGCTCGACGATCTGGAGGCGCTGGAGCAGACGGGCGGCCTTGAAAAACAAATCATGTGGTGGCCGCTCGAGCAGGCGGTGAAGGCGCTGATGCAACTGTATGCGCAGCGCGACCAGATCAAGGAATCGATCTACGAAATCACCGGCATCAGCGATATCGTCCGCGGCGCTTCGAAAGCCAGCGAAACGCTCGGCGCCCAGCAGATCAAGACGCAATGGGGCTCGCTGCGCATCCAGAAAATGCAGCGGCTGATCGAGCGCCTGGTTCGCGACACCTTCGGCCTGATGGCGGAAATCATCTGCTCGGGTAAGTTTTCGGACGCCACGCTGCAGGAAATGACGGGCATCGAGATCACCGAGGGAATGCGCGCCATCATGAGGCGGCCGGTCTTCGCCTCCTATCGCGTCAACGTCGAGAGCGATTCGACAGTCCGCGCCGACCTATCCCGGGTCAAGGGCGAGATGGCCGAGTTCATGCGAGGCACCGGCCAGTACTTCCAGACGATGGGCCCGCTTGTCGCCCAAGCGCCTGAGATGGCCGAGCCCGCCAGCGAAATCTATGGGGCCTTCGCTCGCATCTACAAGCTCGGCAAGTCGGCCGAGGATGCTGTCGAAAGCCTCGTCCAGCGCGCCCGCGAGGCGCAGAAAAGCCGCGGTCAGTCGCAGACGCCGGACCAGGTGCGCGCCCAGGCCGAACAGGAGGCCGCCGCGCGCCAGGCGCAGCACGACGCCAAGATACAGGCGATCGAGCTGGAGCAGGCAGAGATCGAACGCGACAGGGCCAAAGTCGAGCGCGACATCAAGGTCATCGACCTTCAGATCGCCCAGCAGAAATTGAAACAAGCGCTGCTTCCGGCGCCTACGACAATGCCGTCAAACGGCCAGTCGACAGCGCTCAGTTAGCGCAAGTCCCTCTAATTTTCGCGCGCTGGCGAGTGACCGTCCGCGCCATGTCGAAGCGCTACGTCTGGCGGAACGGGGAATTTGTCGATCGCAGCACTGGGGAGCGGATGGAAAAGCCGTTCGCCGGCCAGATCGTCATGCCGACGGTCATATCCGACATTCCTGCATATGCGTCGCCGATCGACGGCCGGATGATCACGTCGCGTTCAGAGCGCCGTGAAGATCTGAAGCGCAACAACTGCGTCGACGCGCGCGACTTCCCGAGCCCGACCGGCGGGAAATTCAAGAACAAGCGGTTTTGCGAGAAGCGCGGTCTGCAGGTCAGCGAGGAATTGCGATGAGCGATCAGGGCACGCAGCTCAACGGCGGCAGCGGTGTTGATCCAGGCGCTGGCGCGGCCGTGGTGTCGGACGACGATGTCCTGGGCGCAGCATTCGACAAGATCATGGTCACCAATGGCGCCGATCGCGGTGCCGGTGGCAAGTTCGTTTCCTCGTCGCCTTCAGGGGTCGGTGATGAGGGAAATGCCGGGGCTGGTGACGCTGGCGCTGATGCGGCTGGTGATGCTGCGCCAACAGCGTCGACGGCTGCCAGCTCGACGCCGGCCCCGGCTCATCTTCCGCAGAACATCAAGGCGATCTGGGGCAAGCTTGACGCAGCCGACCGCGGCGAGTTGGGCAGGTTCGTCGCGTCGCAGGATGCCAAGTTCGGCGAGATCGGCGGCCAGTTCCGCGAAGTGAAGCCATTCCACGACGAATTCGTGAACGCGATGCGCGCCTATCCAGAATGGAAGGGCGTTGCGCCAGCCGAACTTGCCAAGGGTGCTGTTCGCCTCGCCGCCATCCAGGCCGACATGGACCGCGGCCCGGAAAGCGCAGTCAAAACGCTCCTGGAGATCGCCAACACCTACAAGGTCATGCCGCTGCTGGCACAGGTCTTTGGCGGCGACGGCAAGCAGCTGCCGGCCGGCCAGAACAATTCCACCGTTGCCGCGCTGGAGGCGAAGATCGCCCGGCTCGAGGCACAGGTCGGCAACCCGGAATCGATCCGGATGGAGATTTCCAAGACCATGGCCGAGAAGGACGCGACGGCCGCATTCAGTGCCTTTGCCGAAAACAAAGAGCACCTGGAAGCGGTCCTCGAATCCCTCCCGACGTATGTCGACATGGTGCTTGAGAAAAGCAAAGGCCAGCAGCGCCCGCATGCGGACGTGCTCGCCGATGCCTATGACATGGCAATCAACGCCAATCCGGAGATCAGGGCCAAGGTACGTGCCGCCGAAGCGCAAGCGACGGCCGCCAAGCCGGACCCCAAGCGAACCGATGACGCGCGGAAAGCCGCTTCCATCAACGTGAAGCCGAACGCGATCGGCAAGCCCGCAGAGATGACCGAGGATCAGGCCTTCGCTGCTGCTTACGAGCGCGCCACAGCTCATTGAACACGAAAGGATGAGGCGAGATGCCTTCCCCCTCTGCAGTGTTCACGGAAATGGTCGTGACGACGCACCGCCACTGGGGTTCGAACGTCACCGACAACGTGAGCAAGCACAACGGCTTTTTGTCCCGGCTGAAAGAAAAGGGCCAGATCAAGACTGTTTCCGGCGGCATCGAGGCGGCTGAGCCCGTCGAGTTCGCCGAGAACGCCACCTACATGCGTTATTCGGGCTATGACGGCCTGAACGTCGGCGCGTCGGAAGTCCTGACGGCAGCCAAATATGACTGGTGCCAGGCTGCCATCCACGTGACGGCGAACGGCCGAGAACTCCGCCAGAACATGGGCTCGAAAGAGCGCATGATCAACCTGGTGAAAGCGCGCAAGAACAACGCGCTTCACACCGCGGCGAACAACTTCTCGATCGACGTCTATTCCGATGGCGCGCTGCTGAACCAGATCGCGGGTCTTGCCAACATCATCCAGACGGATGGCACGGGCACGGTCGGCGGCATCGTCTCGGGAACCTACACGTTCTGGAAGAACAAGTTCCGCGAGATGACCGGCACCAACCTGGCGGCGTCGCCGACTGAGGCGAACTCGCTGTCGATGCGCGCCGACATGAATGCGCTCTGGTTGTCGCTCAATCGCGGTGCCGACAAGCCGGACCTGATCGTCCTGTCGCACGACCTCTATTCGCTTTACGAGGTCGGCCAGCAGCAGCTGCAGCGCTACATGGATGCCAAGCAGGCCCAGGCTGGTTTCGGCGGTCTGAAGTACAAGACGGCTGACGTCATCTTCGATGACAACACCAACTTCGCGACCACCGCCGAGAAGGGCTACTTCCTCAACACCGACTACCTCGGGATCACCCAGCACAGCGAGGCCCAGTGGACGCCGGACGAGGAGAAGCGCCCGACCAACCAGGACGCCGTGCTCATCCCGTTCTACTGGATGGGCTACATGTGGACCAACTACCGCGCCGCCCAGGGCGTGCTCTTCGACGCGGCGTAAGGAGGCTGGACCATGGCATACACTATCGATGACCAGAAGGTCGGCTGGCAGGCGATCGCGGACACGGACACGGTACAGCGTCATGCGCTGGGCACCATCGTTCGTGCCAACGATCCGGTCTATGGCTACGGCGAGTTCATCTACCTGAAGGGCGTTTCCTCGACGGTGGTCGGCTCGTTCGTGACCTACAACTACGACGACTGGACAACCACGCTCCTGGTGGCGAACGCCATCGGCCCGGTGGCGATCGCCATGTCGATCAACAACGCCGCGACCAACTACGGCTGGTATCAGATCACCGGCAAGGCGCTCGCCAAGGCGGCGGTAGTCGCCAACGACGGCAAGGTGTACATCGATACCGTCCCCGGATGGTGCGATGACGCAGCTGTTGCCGGCGACAAGGTGCACAACGCCAAGTGGGCATCTGCATCCACCGCAGCCGGCAACATCGCCGAGGTCGAGATCGCCCGTCCGTTCTGCACGGATGAATCGACCTGATGCGCAAAGTCGCAATTGTGGGCAAGGCGGCTACGGCCGCCTTTGCTCCGTTCCAGGATGAAGGCTGGGAGATTTGGGGCATGCCGTGGGTTGGCATGCCGCGAGCCTCCCGGCTTTTCGACATGCATTCGCAGGCCAGGATGGATGAAAGCCCGTTGGGCGCCGACGCGGCGAGGTGGATCGCCAAACTGCGCGATCTCTACCGTGGCGTGCCGGTCTATTGCGAACCGACCCGGATGCACGCGTTTGAAACGGCGGTCGAATACCCGCTTCAGGCGGTGATGGAATTCCTGCCAATCCCGTTCCTCGAAAACACCGTCGCCTATCAGATCGCCTTGGCCCTTTGCGAGGGCGTGGACGTGATCGGGCTCTACGGTGTTCATCTGATCGCCAGCGGCGAATACGCCTTTGAGCGCCCTTCCGTGACCTACCTTGTCGGCCTTGCTCAGGGGCGCGGTGTCAAGGTGGAGATCGCGCCGGGCAGCCCGCTTTTCATCTCGGATTTCAACGCTGGGCGCTACGGCCAGGCCGGAACGCGCAGGTTCAGCTAGGAGGCCATCATGGCGAAGAAGCAAGCGAAGCAAGCGAAAGTGCCTGACGGCGGCGGCGTCGATGCTGCCAAGGCGATCGACCACCACGCGATCGAGATGGCGTGGAAACGTGGTGAGCATGGCCGGGCCGCCAGGCTCATTCTCGACAATGGCAATGCTGCGATGTTGCAGCTCATCAAGACGATCCCCGACGATGAAACGCTGATCCGCGAAACCGTCCTGGTCGTGAAAGGCAAATCCAATGGCTGATCAGAACAAGCCGTCCATCGTCATTCACGGCTTCGAAACGACCTACAAGCCGGTGATCGATCCCGACACGAAGCAGCCCACCGGCAAGATGCGGGAAATCATTTGGGTGCGCTATTCGCCCGTCCATCTGATCAACATTTCCGAGACGAAGGAGCGCGTCGACTTCCTGGATCCGGCGAACGTCCGCAACGTGCCCGACGACGCCCAGGGCGCGCTCAAGATGGACGTAATGCGCCACCGGTGGGATCAGATCCAGAAGGCGCTCGCCGCATGGCAAGAAGGTCACGAGATTCCGACCGAGGGCGTACCGCTTGCCGCCTGGTCCGGCCTCAACCCGGCACAGGCTTCGGCGTTCAAGAGCTTGGGCCTGAAGACCGTCGAGCAAATCGCGGACATGCCCGAAGGCTTTATCACGCGCGTGCAGCTTCCGAACGTTCGCCAGATCAAGCTTCAGGCTCAGGCGTTCATGCAGTCATTCGAAGGCAGCCAGACGGCCAACCGCATCGCTGCCCTGGAAGAGCAGAACGAAGGCCTTGCCGACGAGCTGCGCGATGCCCGTCGCGAACTGCAGGAAGCTCTGGACGTCGTTCGCCGCCTTGCCGCGAAGCAGGAGCAGGGCGAGAGCGAGGAAGAGCAGCCCGAACCGGCGGCACCGGCCACGCGCCAGCGCCGCCGCCCTGTCGAGCCTGCAGCCGCGGAGGTGTGATCGAGCATGGCGACCGTCGCGGAAGTCTTGGATACCGCCGCGCGCGCCTGTCGTGTGAAGGCGCCCACAAACTGGGTGTCTTCCACGACGGACACCAGCATGGAAATGAAGGATGTCCTGGCCGAGACGGTCGACGAGCTGCTTGAGCGTGTCGATTGGCCGGACCCGATCACGCTCGACGTGCCGATCACCGGCACCGACGTCGAGACCTACGATCTGCCGGACGGCTTCAAGCGGCTGACGCGCGACGAGTTCGCCGTCTACGAAACCACACGATCGCGCCGGCCTTGCATTCCGGTTGCATCGAATGGTGCTTGGAGTGCGCTGCAGTTGCACGGCTCGGCCGGCGGTGATCGATACTACCGCACCTCGGGCAACGAGGATGACGGCTTTCAGATTTCATTTTTCCGCAATCTGGAGACAGGCGCCAGCATCACCGTCTCTTATGTCACCAAGAACTGGCTGAGCGTATCAGGCACGCCGGGCGCGACGTGGGACAATGTCGACGCCATCCTGCTGCTGCCGCGCCGCCTCGTCGAAATGGGCGTCTCCTGGCGCTATCGCCGAAACAAGGGCTACCCGTACGCCGACCGCGCCGCCGAATATGAGATCAACCTTACCCGCCAGTCGAACGACAAGCGCGGCATTCAGAAGATCGACATGGGCGGTAGCGGGCGCATCCGCAGTCCGCGTGACATTCCGGTGCCCGACTACATCCCGCCGGCATAGCGATGTTCAAACGGATCGCGCAGCCATCCACAAAAGCGCGAAAGACGTCATCGACGGCGATCTTTCCGGCACCGTTGCGCGGCCTGATCCAGGACGAGCCGTTGGCCAAGGCCCGGGCGCTCGGCGCCGAAGTGCTCGACAATTTCGTGCCGACTGTCGACGGCGTCCGCCAGCGCCGCGGCTCAGACAAGCACGGCCAGATCACGGATGGCGCGGCTTTCCTGACGACTTACGAGGCCGGCGCCGTTTCGAAGATGTTCGCCGCGGACGAAGGTAACATCTACGACATGAGCCTGCCGGCCGATCCGGACGTGCCGCCATCAGCGGACTTGTCCGGCCTGACCAACGGCGATTGGTCGGCGGCGCAGTTCACGACTGCCGGCGGTTCGTTCCTGATGATGGTCAACGGCGCCGACAATCTGCGGCGGTTCGACGGAACGAACTGGGTGACGATCACGGGCGTTTCATCGCCTGCTATCACCGGTGTTGCGACAACCGCGCTTTCACACGTCTGGAAATTCAAATCGCGCCTCTGGTTCATCCAGGGCGGGGCGATGTCGGCCTGGTATCTCGGAACGAACTCTGTTTCCGGTGCCGCCACGGAATTTCCGCTCGGCAGCGAGTTTTCGCAGGGCGGTTCGCTGCTGTTCGGCGGCTCGCTGTCGCGCGACGCCGGTGACGGTCCTGACGACTTCTGCGTGTTCGTCACGACAGAAGGCGAGGTAGTTGTCTACGAAGGCACGGATCCGGCCAGCGCCAGCACCTTCGCAAAGGTCGGCGTCTATAAGATCGGGCGGCCGCTGCACAAGAATGCCCATTTCAAGGCTGGCGGCGATATGGGCATCCTGACCGATGATGCCATCGTTTCCATGCTGGAAATGCTGTCGAAGGACCGCGCCGGCCTGCAGGGATCCGCGGTCACGAAGTCGATCGAACCCTCGTGGCGCGACCTGATCCGCGTGCGCTTCAACAACCTGCTACCGTTCTCCTGCGTGCTCTGGCCGGCCGAAGGCTTGCTGATCATCGGCATTCCATCGTCCGGGCAGCAGAAGAAGCTCTGTTTCGTCATCAACACCAGGACCGGCGCATGGGGCCGCTTTACCGGCTGGGATGTGCGCTGCCTGACCATCTTCAGAGGCAAGCTCTATTTCGGCACCAGCGATGGACGGATCGTTCAGGGCGAGGTCACCGGCGCCGACGAGGGCGAACCGTACACGTCGATCCTGGTGCCGAAGTTCAGCGATTTCGGACGGCCGGAAGAAAAGACGTCGCTCAACGTGCGACTGCTCGCGCGCGCCAATCGCGAGTTCACGCCTCAGCTTTTCGCTTGTGCCGACTATGACGTGCAGCTGCCGACACCACTCGACGCCGACGCTGACGTCAACACCAATCTGTGGGGCGTTGCGAAGTGGGGGCAGTTCAAATGGGGCACGGCCGCCGACGGCAGCAAGCGGCGTCTATCCGTCTGGCAGAATGCGCCGGCCGTCGGCGAGGCCCTGGCGCCAGGCCTGCAGATCACGTCGGGCAGGGTGACCGCGCCAGATCTCGAAATCATCGCCCTGCATCTCGTCTATGAAAGTGGCGAGGTGCAGGGATGAGGGCCGTCTGGGCGAGCGATCGGGACAACGCGGCGGCGAACCAGGTTCATGCTCAATGGGCGTCCTGGCGAATCTGGGGCTCTGCCGATGGTTTCGGACCATGCGTCACGATGGGCGTTCTGAACGACGCCGCGCAGCTCGTCGCGGTAATGGTCTATCACAACTTCGACCGCAAAGCCGGCCTCATCGAGATCAGCGGCGCCGGTGACAATCCCGAGTGGCTGAAGCGTCATGTCCTGCGTGAGATGTTTGCCTACCCCTTCGCGGAACTCGGCTGCCAGATCGTCGTCATGCGCGTCTCGGAGCGCAACACGCGACTGCATCGAATCTTGACCGCCTACGGCTTTACCAGCTACAAAATCGCACGCCTCAGAGGCCGGCATGAAGACGAGATCGTCTTCACGCTCACCGATGACGACTGGCGAAACAATCGTTTCAACAGGAGTTCATCGGACTGCCATGGGCAAGAAGTATCCCGAGCCGCCTGATCCGAAGGAAACTGCCTCCGCGCAGACGGCCACCAACCTTTCGACGGCTCAGGCGAATGCCATCCTGGGCAACGTCAACCAAGTCACGCCCTACGGCTCGCTGACCTATTCGCAGAGCGGCAGTCGCTTCGTCGAAGACGAGAACGGCGCCGTCTATTGGCGCGGTCCCAAAGGCGAAATCCAGACGTCAGCGCCGGCCGGTTTTACGCCGGCCAGTCGCGTTCCGATCTACGGGACGCGCCGGGTTGGTGGGCGAGGCGAGGGCGACAATACAACCCAGGTGATCACCGGCTATCGTGACGTGCCGGCGAGCGCCGGCGGCACTGCGGCAGGCTGGTCGCAGGTCAAGGGCTACAATATCCCGCAGTACACCGCGACGACGAAGCTTTCGCCGCAGCAGCAGGCCATCCTTGACCAGTCGCAGGCCGCCCAGCTCAATCTCAGCCAGGCGGCAAACGAGCGATCGGCGTTCCTCGAGGAGTATCTGAAGAAGCCGTTCACGCTTGACAACGAGGCGACGGAAGGCCGGCTTTTCGAGCTCGGCCGCAAGCGTCTCGATCCGGTCCTATCAGAACGGCGTGCAGCGCTTGATCAGAAGCTTGCCAACCAGGGCATTGCGATCGGCTCTCAGGCCTATGACACGGCGGTCAGGCTGGACACGGAAGGCGCGAATGACGCGTATAACCAGCTTTTGCTGTCCGGTCGCGGGCAGGCTGTCAACGAGCTGCTGACGGAACGCAATCAGCCGCTGCAGGAGATTATCTCGCTGCTGTCGGGCTCTCAGATCACGCAACCGACCTGGGCGCCGGCCAACATGCCGACGATCCCGACCGTCGACTATGCCGGCCTGGTCAATGAAAACTTCAACCAGAAGATGGGCATTGCGCAGCAAAAGAACGCGATGGGCCAGAAGCTGTTTGGCGGCCTGTTCGATCTCGGATCGTCATTGATCATGGCGTCAGATCGCCGGGCAAAGAAGGATATCAAGAAGGTTGGCAAGTTCGGTGAGCACGATCTCTACGCCTATCGCTACAAGAGCGAGGGCAAAGACACGCCGAAGCATGTCGGTTTCATGGCGCAGGACGTTGAGAAAACGCGGCCTGACGCCGTCATCGACACGGGCGGCATGAAGCTGGTGAATTACGGCAAACTGCTTCTGGAGGCTGCATAGATGGTCGCGTCCTTCATCTTCGACCCTTCCAAGGGTGAGACGCCTCAGATGCTGGCTCGCCAGCGCGCCATCATCCAGTCTTTGGCAAGGGCCGCTCACGGCGGCTCTAGCGACGTGGGCGAAGGTCTGTCCAACCTCGGTAGCGCCATTGCCTATCGCATCGCATCGGCGAGAGCCGATCGAGCAGAAAAGGCTGGCATGGAAAGCGCCGCGGCCGACTGGGGGCCGATCGCCGGTATGTTCGGCGGCGGGGCTGAGGCAGCCGGTATAGAAACGGGCGGCACCATCGGCCGTCCGCCGGTAGACCCGAACGTTGCAGACGGACCCAAGGGGCAAGAAAGCTACCCGCTTGCGGCCGGTGGCGGCGAGATCGAGGCCTACATTCGTCAGGCGGCAGCGGCGCGGGGCATCGATCCGGATATCGCCGTGCGCGTGGCGCAGTCGGAGGGCGGGTTGAAAGATCCGTATCGCCAGGGCGAGGCCATGCTGAAGTATGGTCGCGAAGAGAGCTATGGACCCTTTCAGCTTCACATGCGCATGGGCGGCGTTGGCGAACGTGCGCTGGCGGAAGGAATCGATCCGCGCAAGGACTGGAAGCGCGGCGTTGACTATGGCTTGAACGAAGCCGCGCAAAAGGGGTGGGGGCAGTGGTTCGGCGCGGCTAAGGCTGGCATCGGTAACCGGCAGGGCTTGGAGAAGGCCCGCGCAATAGCCCTTCAGCAAGCCGCAGCGGCGGGCGGTGGCAGTCCGGTGCAGGTCGCATCGCTTGACCCCAACGCCGGCATGGCGAAGGCCGTTCAGGACGGCAGCATTTTGCCGCCTGCCGCAAGCGGAAATCTGCCGCCGGCACAAGATGATCCTGTCATCCAGGCGCTGACCGGCGGCAAGCCGGTCAAAATGGCGGGCGACTTTCCGGCCGCCCCTGATCCCAACGACGCGGTCATTCAGCAGCTGATGAAAGCGGCGCAAAATCCGTGGCTGAACGACGGTCAACAGGCTGTCGTGAAGGCTTTGCTTGGCGAGGAGCTGAAGAAGCGCGATCCGAGCTATGCGCTCGAGCAGGAGAAAACCCGCCTCGGGCTAGAGAAGGACCGGGTGGAGCTCGACAGGCTGCTGAACCCGGTGCTGTCGCCCTACGAGGCCGCCCAGGTTGAGCGCAACAAGTTGCTCGACGCGGCTGCGTCCGACAAAGCCCGCCAGGAGCAGGCCGATCGCGAAGCCGACAATGCGCGCGATGACAAGCGGCTTGGGCTCGACGTGTCGAAATTCGACTACGAGAAGCAGAAGGACGCGCTGCCTGAGTACTACGACGCCTATGTGAAACAGGAGCAGGCGGCGGGCCGTCAACCGCTGGGTATCCTCGAATTCATCACGACCACTGGCAAGGCGAAGGCAAACAACATTACCGTCGGCGGCAATTCGTCGAAGTTCGCTGAGGAAAGCGACAAAGCGGCGGCGACCCGGCTCAACGACATCATCACCGCCGGCAACGAAGCGCCGAAGTTCATGGCCGACATCCAGACCCTGGCCGAACTCGGGCCGCTGATTGGAACGGGTAAAGAGGCCCAGGTGAAAGCCGCGCTCGGGCCGTATGCTCAGGCGCTTGGCTTCGACATCGAGGGGCTCGGCGAATCCCAAGCGTATGGCTCGATCGTGTCGCGCCTGGCACCGCAGATGCGTCCCGCCGGTTCCGGTGCCGCATCGGATTTCGATGCTCGGCAGTTCCTCAACAGCTTGCCCAGCCTCGGCAACACGCCGGACGGCAACCTAATCATCACGTCGACCTTCGACGCGCTGGGAAAGCACAAGATGGCGGCGGCCGAGATCGCCTCGATGGCGATGCTGCCTCCCGATCAGGGGGGCATCACCTGGCAGGAGGCCGAAAAGCAGATCAGGGCGTTGCCAAACCCGTATGAGGGTTTCAACGCTTGGCGGAAGGGCAAGCAGCAGCCTGCAGCACCGGACGCCAGCGGCAAGGCTGCGCCCCCGGCCGCGAACGACGACGTCGCGCCGGAGGGCATTGATCCCGAACTGTGGAAATTCGTGGCGCCGGAGGATCGCAAGGCATGGTCACGCTGACGCCCGAACAGCAGCGCGCCATCGCCCTTGCGCGCGCCAGGCAGGCGCAGGCTGCGGCCACGCGTGACGCGGCGCCGGCCGAGCAACCGCAGCCGGTCAAGATCGAGCACGTCAACCCGGCCACGGGCAACAACGTGCCCGAGTTCGCCCCGGTTGGGCAGGATGGCCAGCCGCTCGCCGGCTACGATCCAAGCACGGGCGAGATGCATCCGGTCATGAGCAAGGCGCAGTCGGTCGGCTACGGCTTTGCCGATATCGGCGGTTCCGGCTTCGCCGACGAGGCCGCCGCCGGTCTAGGCTACCTGATCGATAAGCTGCCGGGCCACCGTGGCAGCAGCTACGATCAGATCTTGGACCATATGCGCAGCCTTGACGCGGAGGCGGCGCAGCAGAACCCGAAATCCTACCTTGGCGGGCAGCTCGGCGGCGCGGCCGCGCTGGCGCTGGCCACGCGTGGCGCGGGGTTTCTCCCAAATGCGGAATCGCTGGTTGGCCGAATGATTGGTGGCGGTCTCACTGGCGCGACCTATGGCGGCGCGCATGGCTTTGGGTCTGGCAAAGACGGCGTGATTAACCGACTGATGAAGGCCGGCCAAGAGGGGACGATCGGCGCTGTCGCGGGGACGACACTTCCCGCGGTCTTCAGCGGCCTTGGGGCCGGCGGCAAAGCGATTGTTGACGCCCTGTTGGGGCGCCGCACCGCAGCGGCGGCCGGCGCGTCGCCTGAGGCGGTTAAGATCATCAACAGGATCATGGAATCGGATGGCACGCGGGGGCCGGTCGGGCGCGCGAATATTGCCGCTGCCGGACCTGACGCGATGATGGTCGATGCTGGTCCGGCGGCACGGTCGGTGTTGGATGCTGCAATCCAGCGCGCCGGCCCGGGCGCGATCGCGGCACGCGATGCAGTTGCCGGGCGCACCGGTGCAGCTGCGCTGCAGATCGACGACGCCTTGACGCGAACGCTAGGCGCTCCCCAAGGCGTCAAGGCCACCCGGACAGCAATCCGCCAAGGCTCGGCCGCCGTGCGCGGCAATGCCTATGACGACGCCTATTCTCGTGCCATCGACTATGCGGCGCCGGAAGGTATGGCTTTGGAAAACATGGTGCGAACCCGCGTGCCGGCCTCTGCTATCCGTCGCGCGAACGAACTGATGCGCATCGAGGGGAACCAGTCGAACCAGATGCTCGCCAGGATCGGCGACGACGGTTCCGTGACCTTCGCAACGCTGCCCGACGTCCGCCAGCTGGATTACATCACGCGCGGGCTCAATGACGTGGCTGCGTCAGCAGAAGGCACCGGTGCACTCGGCGGTCAGAACGCGCTAGGCCGCGCTCATCAGGGCTTGTCCCGCGAGATCCGGCAGACGCTTCGCGGGCTGGTTCCTGAATATGGCCGGGCGCTCGACACCGCGGCCGATCCCATCCGCCGCTCGCAGGCCGTCGAACTCGGTTCGCGCATGCTGTCTCCGGCCATGCGTCGCGACGAGGTAGCGGAAGCGATTGCCGGCATGTCACAGGCAGAGCGCGCGGCGCTCACACAGGGCATCCGGTCGCAGATCGATGACACACTGGCAAACGTGCGCCGGACCATGACTGATAGCAATGTCGATGCACGCGAAGGCATGCGGGCATTGCAGGAGCTATCGAGCCGTGCGGCGCGCGAGAAGCTCGCGATGGTGATCGGCGACGACGAGGCTGGCGCGCTGTTCCGCGATCTCGACCAGGCTGCGCAAGCCTACGGGCTGCGCGCATCGGTTGCCGAAAACTCCAAGACGTTCGCCCGGCAGGAGACTGATCGGACGATCGACGAGCTGATCGATCCGGGCGTCCTGGGCAAACTGAGCGAGGGCAAGCCGCTCGAAGCAGGCAAACGGCTGATCCAAGCTGCCACCGGACAGACGCCGGCCGATCAGGGGGCGCGAAAGCAGGAGATTTATGGGGAGATTGCTCGGCTTCTCACCAGGCCGGCGAGCCAGAACGAGCCACTATTTCGCGCGATCGAAGGGCAGGCCCAAGTCGGTAGGCTCAATGACCAGATGGATCGTGTCGTTCGCGCGCTTTCCGGGTCGCGGTCCATCTTTCCGACCACCACGCTACTAGAAGAACGGCGGCGATCCAGATAGCGCCGAATGCCATGAACTGGCCGAGGGGCCATCTCTCGCTCAAGCCTGTCAACCAGTCGACCAGAAACCAACCGATGACCACGGTGCCGATCGCCGCGAAAATCTGGGGGGTCTTCGGATGCAGCAAGGCTTGGCGCAGTCGCTCGTTCATCAGTAGCACGTCGTCTGGACGGTCCCGCCATAGCCTGGCCGGGAGGTGCAGTTTACTGGCCGGTTCGCGGCCGCGCTGGCGGACATATTCTCGCCGGCTTCGCTGAAGGCGTCCGCGATCGCCATGCGCCGCTGCCGGTTGGTGGCGATCCGCTGCTGATCGAGCTGCAGCACGCAGTTCGAATAGGCGTCGGTGCCCTTCTTGAAGCCATACGCCTCGCAGCTCGCGTTCAGCTGCGCCAGATCCTTTCCGGTGGCCGGCTGTTCTGATTGGCAGCCCGCCAGTAAAAACCCAGTACTCGCAAGAATTATCGCCCAGCGCATCGCGCGGAACATGCGCCAGCGGCGCCGCGCGCGCAAGTCCCTCATATTTTCGCGGCTCGGCGATGTCTTGTCACGGTAAATAACCGTGGAGCACTGGGCCGCGATGCCGAGAAGTGGACCAGGCGTCTATAGCCTTCCCGCCAACTATGAAGCGGTTGACGGCGAGGACGCGTTTGCGGCTCAGCACAATGATCCGCTGGAGGATCTGGAAGCCGATGCCAATACCCCGCGGCCTGTCGTGGCGGGCGGGACGGGCGAAGGTACCGTCATAGGCGGCCATGATGCGCTCAACACCAAGGGCAACACCGTAGCCAGCGCCGCGACTATCAATCTCGATACTGCGACCGGCGCATTCGTCGACATCAGCGGCACGACAACGATTACGGCTGTCACGCTCGCGGACGGTAAGCAGCGGCGAGCCCGGGCGACCGGCGCGTTCCAAATCACCGCTAGCGCCAACCTCATCGTCAATGGCTCAACTTCCGTCAACTACACGGCCGTTGCCGGCGATCTCCTCTTCTTCGAGGGTTACAGCTCGAGCGTCGTTCGTGTCTGGGTGATCGGTCGCACCGCCCCCAATGTCCTGCCTGCGTTCGGCTCGTCGCTGCAGGCGCTCCGCGTCAACAACGCCGGCACGGCGCTCGAATTTGCTTCGCTGACAACCAACGGCACGTTGGTAGCGACGACATCCGGTACCGCGATCGACTTCACGGGCATCCCGGCCGGCGTGAAGCGAATACTCGTCTCCTTGGTTGGCGTTTCAACGAGCGGCTCAAGCGCTCTGCTCCTGCAGATCGGTGACAGCGGCGGCGTGGTGACAACCGGATATGCCGGCGGCGTCTTCACCAGCGCGGCCGACGCGGCTGCGACGTCCGGGTGGCAGCTCGTGTCGGTATCGTCCGGCGCCATTCGGCACGGCACGATAGCCCTGACGTTGGTCAACGCAGCAACGAACACATGGGCCTGCTTTGGCGCCATGTTCGATACCGGCGCATCGGTCGGCGGCGTCACGGCAGGAACGCGAGCCCTATCCGGCGCGCTTGACCGCATTCGCCTGACGGCCGCCAACGGCACCGACACCTTCGACCTTGGCTCCATGAACATCCAATACCAGTACTGAGGTGAGGCCATGTCTCGAAGGGAGATCAACGTTCTGACGGGCGAGGAAACGGTTGATGAAACCTGGACACCGCCTCCGCCTCCTCCGGAACCGGATTACGACGCACTCGATGCTGCAGCGCTGAACGCGGCGCTTGCGACGCCGGGATCGATCTTCCGGGCGCTGGCCGAATTGACGTTCACGGAAATCAACAAGCTGCGCGTGAAGGGCGGCGACGTTGCTTACACCAAAGCCCAGTTTGTCGCGGCACTCAAGGCAAGGATGCGAGGCTAAGCCATGGAACGCAATTTCGCGCGCTCGCTCGATCGCGTCCTTCGCCACGAAGGCGGGTTCGTCAACCATCCGAAAGACCCCGGCGGCGCAACCAACAAGGGGATCACGATCGCCACGTTCCGCCGCTTCATCAAGGCAGACGGCACGGTTGCCGAACTGAAGGCAATCACCGATCAGCAGGTCGCGACGGTCTATCGCCGGCAGTACTGGGACGTCGTGAAGGGTGACCAGTTGCCGGCCGGCGTCGACTATGTCGTGTTCGATGGCGCGGTGAACTCCGGGACCGGACAGTCGGGCAAGTGGCTGCAGCGGGCCCTTGGCGGCCACTACAAGGGCAAGGTCGACGGCCAGATCGGGCAGTCGACGCTGGCGGCCGTGGCGGCGCACCCGAACCATGATGCTCTCGTCAGTGCGATCTGCGACCGCCGCATGGCCTTCCTGCAGGCGCTGAAGACCTGGCGCACGTTCGGCAAGGGCTGGAAGCGCCGCGTCGACGAGGTGCGCGCCGAGGCGGCAAAGATGGCCGCTACCAAGCCCGCGGTGCCGGAGCCTGCAGTGACGGCTCCTGCGCCTGCCGCTGTGTCCCCACCCACGCCAGAAGCCACGGCAAAGCCGGCGGCCGGCATCGCTGCTTTGGTTATTGCCGGCATCCTCACGGCCGGCGCCTGGGTGGCTGGCCTGCCCTGCGATCTTTTCGGAGTGCTGTGCAAATGAAGTCGCTCATCGCTCGCATCGTACTGCGCTACCTCATCGGCATGCTGGTGGCCTATGCGCTGATCACCTCGGAGGTCGGCGAGGAGTTCACGCGTGATCCCGAGCTGCAGATGGCGATCGAGGGAGGGATCGGCGTCATCATGGCCACGCTGGTTGAGACGTGGACCGTCCTTGCTCGCCGCTGGGGGCTGAAGACGTGAGCACCATCACGGCACTGCTTTATGCCGGCGGCACTGCGCTTATTGCCATCGTCGCGGCCTTCCTCAAGGGCCGCGTGTCGGGGGCTGCCAAAGAGCGCGCCAAGCAGGCAGCGGCAGAGAAGAAGGCCCGCGATGTCGCCGATCAGGTCGACAACGACATCGGGGCTCTGCCGCCCGGCAAGGCACGGGAGGAGTTGAAGACATGGTCAAAGCGCTGATCCTCTGCCTGCTGGTGGTCGGCTGCACGACTGCCAGGGGCAGCTTCTGCGATATCGCCGATCCAATTCGGCTTTCTGCCTCGGTAGTCGACGCGATGTCCGACCAGGAGGTTGCCGCGGCGCTCGCTCATAACCGCAAGGGCGAGAAGCTTTGCGGATGGGTGCCGTGAGCCAGCTAGACGACATTTCCGAGGCCATCGGCCAGCTGCGCGCTGACGTGCGCCATCTTGGCGTGAAGTTCGACGCTGCCGAGCGGAACTTGGTCGACACCACGCGACGAGCTGACGAGCACCGGGCGACGATCCACCGTCGCGTCGACGATCTCATCGAGGAGGTCGGGACCATCAAATCCAAGGTGGCCGTCATCGACGACACGGTGCAGGACGCCAAGCAGGTGACCGACGAGGTCAGGCTGTGGAAGCAGCGCGGCATCGGTGCGCTGTTCGTGGCTGGCATCGCCGGATCAGCTGTCGGTGCAACCGCGGTCGGTTTTGTTGCCTATTGGTGGGATGCCATCATGCGAGCGCTGCGGGCAGCGTAGGCTCCGGCTGTCCACTATTTCCCCGCTTTCCACAGGGTGCGGCATGTCATTTGACAAACACCTCGCCAGGTTTGACTGCTTTCCTCAGAGGCATGCAGGTCCTACCGCGCACCATCGATGCCGATGCTGTGATCGCAATCGGCCGATATCTCGACGAGCACGCGAAGAGCGCGCCGGTGTCGATCAAAGACGAGCTGCCCGCATTGCGGCCTTTGGCCACCGCGCTCGCCGACCAGGAGCTGCTACTTCTCGTGGTGGAGATGTGCGGCACACGCAACCTGGCGGTGCTTTTCAACGAGCGCGCCGACTGATCTCATAGAGACGGCGGGTTATTCCGGAACCGATTCAATTTGAGCGAATTGAGTCCGCGTTCTGTGGGGCGTTGCGTTGTTGGTAGTGCTTGAGCACGCGTTGAGTGCCGCGGTCGACCGTGAATTGGCGATCGCCGAGGCTAGATTCGGCCCACAACATTTCGATCTGATCTGCCTCAGAAATAGCCGCGGCGACACAATGGATGACCGCGAGATCCTCCCCCGCCTGAAATATCTCAACCGCACCGGCAGTTTGTTCGCCGAGGTGCTCAAGGAGATCGATGTCGAGTAAGCGGCCGGCCGGCGGCGACCGGCTGAGGTTTATTGATTTCGAGCTGCCCACGCTGGTCGACAAGGCACCCGAGGGCGACGACTGGAGTCACGAGGTGAAGTGGGATGGCTATCGCACCGAGCTGGTGATCCAGGGCGGCCGAGCCCAAGCATTCACCCGCCGCGGCTTCGACTGGACGTCGAAGTATGGCCCGATCGCCGATCTCGCTGCCGCGCTGCCGGTCAAGAGTGCGATTGTCGACGGCGAGGTCGTAGTTCTGGATCAGCACCGGTCAAATATGGCGGCCCTTCGCCTGGCGTTGGGTCGCTTTCCCGAGCGGCTGGTGTTCGTCGCATTCGACCTGCTGCATCTCGACGGCGAGGACCTGCGCCGGCTGCCGACGACTGAGCGGCGCGCCCGGCTGCAGGAGATCCTGCCGACCGACGGCGGGCCTATCCAGTTCAGCCAGCACGTGACCGGTGGCGGGCGCGAGTTTTTCGCCGCGGCAGAAAAGATGGAGCTCGAGGGCATCGTCTCGAAGCGTGCCGACGCGCCCTATCGCAGCGGCCGACAACCGACCTGGCTCAAGACGAAGTGCTTTGAGATCTCGACCTATGAAGTCGCCGGCGTCTTGCGCGAGCCCGGGCGGCCGGCGGTAGCCTACATGGTGACGCCCGATCGGGAGCGCCGCTATGTCGGTGGCGCCTTCATCACGCTGGCGAACGCGCAGCGCGAGCGGCTGTGGAAGCGGGTGCAGGCGAAGGCGAAGCCGCCGGCGGGCTTCGGCAAGCCAAAGGCCGGAACGGAGTGGCTAAGACCCGGTCAACTCGCTCGAGTGAAGCACCTTAAGGGCGAAGACGAGCTGCGGCACGCCAGCCTGACCGAGCTGGACGAATAG